TGTTCTCTTAAAGAACTATTAGGATACTATACAAGCAATATTAATATCATAATGAAACCAACTACGGTTAACTATGATGGGTGTGATGTGCATTTAGTACCATGGATTAATCCAGAGAATTATGAAAGCTCTATGAATTTCGTAGCGAGTAATAAAGGTATTATGATGGGTCATTTAGAGTTACAAGGCTTTGAAATGATGAGAGGTATTAAACAACCTATGGGTCATGGTATGGGTGTAGAACCATTTTCTCACTTTGACTTATGTTTATCAGGTCATTATCACGCTTCATCTCAGCAGGCTAATATCAGATACCTGGGATGTCAGATGGAATTCACATGGGCAGATGCAAATGATCAGAAATACTTCCATGTATTCGATACAGACACAAAAACAATAGAGGCAATACCTAATCCGTTAACATTATTTGAGAAAATATATTATGATGATACAGATACAGATTACACAAATTATGATATAAATACACTTACGGGCAAATTTGTTAAAGTAATTGTTGGGAATAAGTCTAACCCCTTCATGTTTGACAAATTTATTGAACGGATATCAGAGCTGAATACACATGATTTAAAGATAGCTGAAAATTTCTCTGAGTTCTTAGGTGAGAATGTACTCACTAATATAGAAGATGTAGAAAATACAACCGACTTAATGGCAAGTTATATAGATGGTGTGAATACAGATCTTGACAAAGCGAAGCTCAAGACTCTCATGAACAGTCTTTATAATGATGCCATAGATATGGAGATACAGTAATGAAGATGAAAAAAATTACAAAATCAAGATGGTCAGTACTAGCACTTGTGGTAGTAGGTCTTATCGTAGTATTTAGTATGAGCGGGTGCTCAATGCTAACAGAAAAAATGAATCAAGTGAAATGTGGGATGGTAACATGCGAAATAGAAACTCCAGTAGTAACCGAAGATATAAGAGGATAGTACTACTACTAGCCTTATTACCAATACTGGCTTGGGCTGAACAAATCTGGACAGATTTTAGCCCTAAGCCTGAGGTAGTAGAAATTGTAACTGATGACACAGCAAGTGTGTCTGAAGTTCTTACTGAAGTAAATGAAACAATAGTAGAAACAAAAACAGAAGATTTAGATAAAGAAAAGTATAGACAATACTTTGAAGACAAGTCTCTGGTGCTTATGGTATTAGGTGGAATAGAATATTGGCATATGAATTGTGGTGAGTTATCAGTACAAGGCAAATATTTTATGGCACTAGCAATTAAAAAACATGAAATAGATCCAGAGGAAATGCATATGGATATGAGTTTCCAAACTGGTTTATTTGCTGCGCAACTATATAATAGCTGTGATCACTTTTTACAACAAGTAAAAAGTATTGGATTGGATATGATGTTTGTTATCGATCCTAGTGTCTTACCTCAACCAGAAGCAATAAATAACATACAAAATTCAGAAGTATAAGTATGTACTTTAGTGTTTATTGTGTTATAATATACCCATGATATTATTCAAAGAACTCACATACAAAAACTTTCTCTCAACCGGTAACAACGCAATAAAAATAGATCTTAATAGATCTAGATCAACTCTTATTGTAGGTACTAATGGTACAGGTAAGTCCACCATATTAGATGCCATATCCTTTGCTTTATTTAATAAGCCTCATCGTAATGTCAAGAGAGGTGGCTTAGTTAATTCAGTGAATGGTAAAGGTTGTGAGGTTACTATAGAATTCGATACTGCTGGCCACTCTTGGAAAGTGTTACGTGGTATTAAACCAAATAAGTTTGAAGTCTATCAAAATGACAAGATGATAGATCAACAAACAAACGTAAGAGATTATCAAAAGTTCTTAGAGCAAAATATATTAAAGCTTAATCATAAATCATTCCATCAGATTGTGGTATTAGGATCATCTTCATTTATTCCATTTATGCAACTCAAAGCTTGGGACAGAAGAGATGTCATTGAAGATCTATTGGATATTAGTGTGTTCTCTAAGATGAAAGCTGCATTAAAGATACGTAATGCTCAAGCCAAAGAATGGGCAAAAAATTCATATACTGCATCAGTTAATCAAAAAGACAAAATAGAATATCAGAAAAAACACATAACACAATTAGAATCAATTAATGAAGAGGCAAAGAAATCATTTAATGAAGAGATAAAAGAAGCACAAGACAAGGTAGCTTCTCTAAAATCTGATTTAGATAAATATCCGGATGGCTTACGCGGCAGTCTCAATTCCTTGAGGAAAGTCAGAGAAGGCTTAACTACTGAGAAAGGTAGACACTCACATTCAATGAAAGAGCTCGTTGGCAAAGCAAAATTCTTTGAAGTAAATACTGCTTGCCCTACATGTACTCAAGAGATCAGTGAGAGTGTAAAGAATTCTATGCTAACGGATGTACGTACACAAGCTCAACAAACACAAAAAGACATAGAGTTAAATCAAACAAAGTATGATGAGACTATTAAAACATTAGAAGATGTGCAGATACAGATCTCAGAGATGGCAGATATAAACACAAACATATCAACCTACACAAGCAATATGACTGCTTTAGTGAATAAACAAGTGAAAGAAGTTGATATTGATACTCCAGCCAAAGAGCTCGTGGATATGACCTATGATCTTATTGATATACAAGATAACCTCACAGAAGCTCAGGATGAGATATTATACAACGATATTGCCGCTGAGATGCTCAAGGACACAGGTATTCGAACGAAAATTATCAGAGAATACTTACCTGCCATGAATGCCCTGATCAATAAATACCTCCAGACACTTGAGTTTTTTGTGGCATTTCACCTCAATGAGAACTTTGAAGAGACAATTAAGTCAAGACATAGAGACGAATTTGTATATGCTAACTTCTCAGAAGGTGAGAAGATGCGTATTGATTTAAGTCTACTCTTTGCATGGAGACAAATAGCAAAGATGAAGAACTCTACAAACACTAATCTCCTCATCCTTGATGAGACATTCGATTCATCTCTTGATGATGAAGGTACAGACAATCTAATGAAGATCTTAAAGACATTAGAGAAAGGTACAAACACATTTATTATATCACATAAGCCTGATGTGTTAGAAAGCAAGATGGAGCAGAAGATAGAGTTTATTAAGAGGAATAATTTCTCTACTATACTATAAGAAACTTTCACCATATGGATTTGTTTCTAAAATAGTTACACGCGGCTGGTGTTTCATGTTATAATATACCTTGATTACTTAAAAAGGACTATATAAAATGACATTTAAACCAACATTCACACTACAAACATATAACTTAAACTCAACATTCGAAATTAAATTTAAAAATATATCTCGATTATTATCTTACTTATCACTAACTAATAAAAATCATCAACATCTTATATCCGACTCAATAACAAATCAAGTTTATTTCGTCTCATATAATCAATTAAAAACACAAAAATTTCAATCAAATCTAATACAAAATCTATTTAACCACACACAATTTTAAACTATCAACTACTCTATCGGACTACCGCACCCCGCAACATCAATCCAGATCAAACATTCTCTGGCACACCAACTCGCCGCATCTGGACCAGTAACTTTCCACACAAGCGGGTCAAAACAGTGTATAATGGTACCATAATCAATTAAAAAAGGACTTAAATTATGAATAAAGTGATCGAACAATTAATGACAAAATTTCCAAAAAAGACTGAATTTACAGCTAAGATGATTAAAGAAGCTGCTATTGCTGTGGGTGAGAATCCTAGATCAGCTTACGTAAATATCAGATACACACACAATGCACCTACGGTACGTCGCGGTGTATATAACTTAGAATCTATGATGCCAAAATCTGCATTACCTAAAAAGTCTGCTCCTGCTATGGTCAAAGGTGTTGAGTCAGTTTCAAATGACGAAGTCTTTGTACCTAACTATGATCCTACTTTTGTTCCATGGGGTAACTTTACTGAGATCGTAAAAGTTCTTAAGTCTGGTATGTTCTATCCGACTTTTGTATCTGGTCTATCTGGTAACGGTAAGACTTTCCAGATCGAACAGGCATGTGCTAAACTTAATCGTGAATATGTACGTGTTCAGATTTCTCCTGAGACTGATGAAGATGATCTAATCGGTGGTTTTCGTTTAATCAAAGGTGAGACTGTGTTTCAAAAAGGTCCAGTGATCAAAGCTATGGAAGCTGGTGCTGTTCTTATGATTGACGAGATCGATCGTGGAACTAATAAAATTATGTGTTTACAGGGTGTGCTTGAAGGCAAACCAGTTCTGATCAAAAAGACTGGTGAAGTTGTTGAGCCTAAAGATGGTTTCAACGTGATTGCCACTGCGAACACAAAAGGTAAAGGTTCAGAGGATGGACGTTACTCAGGAGCAACTATCATTGATGATGCTTTCCTAGAGCGTTTCACTATTACTCTTGAACAGACTTTCCCTACTATGGCAACTGAAGAAAAGATTGTCATGAAGCATATGCAAAAGTTTGAAGCTATTGACGAAGAATTTGGTAAGCTACTTGTTGGCTGGGCAGATGCTATTCGTAAGACTTTTTATGATGAAGGTATTGACGAAGTTATTTCAACTCGTCGTTTGTGCCACATCGTTCAGACTTTCTCAATCTTCGGTAAGAGAGACAAAGCGATTGCTCTTTGTGTAAACCGTTTTGATGACGATACTAAAGAGGCATTTATTGATCTTTACGAAAAAGTTGATGCAACTATTAATGCTCCTGAAGAAGTTGAGATAGATTTAGATGGTGAACCAAACTTTAAAGATAACAACAATTGGGAGGACGAATAATTATGAATCTATCTGCTCAAGAATATTTAGCGAAGCTNTTAGCTAAGGAGAACTTATCTGTTCAACACGGTAACTATTCTACAGCTAGCTTCGATGTTGTGAATAGAGTACTTCGTCTTCCTCTTTGGAAAGATAAAGGTAAAGATGTGTATGATCTTCTTGTTGGACATGAAGTTGGTCATGCACTTTATACTCCTGCTGACGGATGGCACGACTCTGAAAAGAAGATCGGTAAAATCCCACGTGCTTATCTCAACATCGTTGAGGATATCCGCATCGAACGTATGATCCAAGACACATATCCTGGCATAGTTCGTAGATTCAAGAATGGTTATAAAGTTCTATTTGATACTGATCTCTTTGGTACTAACGAGAGAGACATCAATAAAGCTGGACTTATGGACAGACTAAACGTTTCTTCAAAAGGTCGTGGCTATGTTCCTGTTGAATTCTCTGATGAGGAATCTCCATTAGTTAAAGAAGCTATGGAAGTTAAAACATGGGATGACGTTGTCGCTGTTTGTAAAAAATTATATGACTTCATCGAAGATCAAAAAGATGAGAAAGAAGAAGAAGATGAAATCGAAATGGGTATGCCAAGTTCTGAAGAGGGTGAATCTCCTGAGAACGAAGGTGAAACTCCTATCTCTGGTGATGAGGAAAGCGATGACTCTGGTGAAGGTGATGGTGAATCTGATGGTGAAGATGAATCTGACGAAGAGCCTATTAGTGCTGAAGCTGCAGATGATGAAGCTCCTGAAGGTCATGAGACTTGGACTGAAGATACTCAAAGAGAACGTGAAGATGATCTTCTTGAAAAATCTCCTGAGAAGCAATTTGAGAGAAGTGGTCAGCCAGAATACTCAAGCGGCATGAGCGATGAGAATATCGAAAATATTCTTTACTCTTATGACTATGTTAAATCATTACGTGACGAGTATATTATAGATCTAGGTTCAGAGACTGAAGCTGCTTATAATCATGAAGCTTGTAGAGACGATTTCAATGAGACTAAAATGACTTATAAGACTCAAGCAAATCTTATGGCAAAAGACTTCGAACGTAAGAAAGCTGCGTTTGAATATTCTCGTGCTAGGACTGCAAAGTCTGGTAAACTTGATCCTTTAAAATTGCATTCATACAAAACTTCAGAAGATATCTTCTTGACTACTACTCAGTTGGCACAAGCAAAGTCACACGGAATTGTAATGTTCCTTGACCTTTCTGGTTCAATGTGTGAGATCATCGAAGATGTTACTGCGCAAGCAATCACTATTGCTATGTTCTGTCGTCAAGTGAATATTCCTTTCGAGGCATATTCATTTACTTCTACTGCATATTGGAGAGAACGTGGTAAGGGTATTCGTGCTGCTGAAGCTGGAGCTGGTGAGTTAGAATGTGATGGTACTAAAGTTGTTGAGATGTTCTCTTCAAAGATGAATAAAAAAACTTTTGATGAAGCTGCTTTTATTTCATTTGCTATTGCTAAGGCACATAGCTACAACAACAAACATACTGCTTACCATATATCTGGTCACTATCTTCATGCTATTGACGGTATGGGTTCAACTCCTCTTATTCAGACTGCAATGCTTGCATCTAAAATCACTAAGGCATTTACACGTAAACATGCAATACAGAACACAAACATTATGTTCTTGACTGACGGTTATCCTGATGGCATAAGAATCCAATCAGATTCAAAGTCTGATGTTCAAACTTCACGTGAGATGATGATTAACTTTGACGGTAAATTAATACGTGGCCAGGGTGGTCGTAGTATTTATGAGGCTGTTCTTCTAAGACTTAAAGAGATAACTGGTGCAACTATCATGGGTTTCCACCTTGCGTATGATGCATCTACTTTCGGACAAGGTTATGTCAATATTGAAGACAACAGAGAGTTTCATAACGTGATCAAAGATTGGAGAAAAGTTGGTTTCGGTGCTTGGAAAAATGTTAAAGGTTACGATGACTATTTCATTATCAAGATCAATCGTTCAGCAAGGTTTGACTCTGATACTTTCGAACCTAAAAAAGCTGACACAATTAATGATCTTAAGCGTGAGTTCAAGAAGTTTGCAAAGACTAAGAAGGGTAACAAGCAATTAGTTTCACGTATCACTGATGCGGTTGCTGCTTAATTTATTTAGGGTGAGGGTATGTACTTTCACCCTTTATGTGATATAATAATACCATAATGAAAAAGGAACTATATGAAATTTAACGAACAACAAAACATCAATCAATTGCAAACTTATGTTGAGAGCACTTACTCTAAACATTATGCTGCTCCGAATGGTGTACAAAGTATGGATCTAATCTCTGCCTCTGGCTTAGGATTAGATTTCTGTCTTGGTAATGTATTGAAATACGCATCAAGATATGGTAAAAAGAATGGAGCAAACCGTGAAGATCTAATGAAGATCATTCATTATGCACTATTAGCAATGAATGAACATGACATAAAGGAGTCGAATAATGAAACTTAGTAATGAAATAAAAGATGTATTGAATAACTTCCAAGCGATCAATAGTAATATTGCAATCGGTGAGGAAGGTGGAATTATTCGGAGCATGTCAACATCAAAGACTCTTATGGCAAAAGCCAATGTAGCATTTGATTCCCCATACCCATTTGGCATATATGACTTAGGTGAATTCCTAGCTTGTCTTAATATGTTCGATGACCCTACATTATCATTTGATGAGGATAAGAAGTTTGTTAATATCACTGATGGTATTACAACATTCAAGTATTACTTCTCTGACATTGATGTTCTTACCGTTGCAACAAAAGATATTAATCTGCCATGTGAAGATCTAAAATTTACTCTAACACATGAAGAATTAACCCAACTCCGTAAAGCTTCAACTACTCTTAAAACCAGTAACTTAAGTGTACGAATGAGTGCAACTGGTTCTCACTTTATTGAATGTGTTATCTTGGATAAACAAAATCCAACATCTAATCAATTTACTATGAACATCAATAATTGTGATATAAATACTAGTGCCGAATTTGATTTTGTGTTTGATATAAACAATTTCAAATTCAAGCCTGCCGCTGAATATGTCTTCGGAATTGACAAAAAGCAGGTAGCATTAATAAAAGCTGGTGACACAGATTACTGGGTCGCCCTTGATAAAACAACCACATATAAGGAAATATAATGGTAGATAGTAATGAAGAAATAATGGATGCAACTGCAGAAGTAATTGATGCAGCAGCAACTCCAGAAACAACAGCTCCAGCAGCTGAAAATCCAGGCTTAAGCCTTAATGATATAAAAGGCTGTGTATCGATTATCGATATAGTAACGAAGCGTGGAGCCTTTGAAGGTCCTGAACTTGCTGAAGTTGGTACATTAAGAAATCGTCTAGATTCTTTTCTGACGGCCGCAGCGGCTGCAGAAGCTCCAGCTGAAGGTGAAGCA